CCGCAAAACATTGATTATCACAGTGGAAACTGCTAATGCAATATCATAAGGCACTGTCTGGTCGTATTTACCATAATCTCCCTCCATAATATTAGGATTCTTACTCAAAAGCCTCTTATAGAAGAAGTCAGCATCTGCGTGCATATTGATTCCTACTGAAGTACAGAAAATATCATTGTACTCTACCATAAGACTATAGAAGGGAGCTAAAAACTGTCTCGATACTAAGACCTGAGTCAAGGCACCAGCATAGAATACTCTAGTTTTGCCTGTCTTGATTTTCTCAATAGGTCTAGGCTCATCCTTTAGTTTAGCAGCATTGACTGGATGACACATCTTCCCATTTTCATAAGTAGTTATCATATTCAAAATTAAATCCTTCAGTTCACTCTCTGGTTCCCTAACGACATAATCATTATTTTCTTCTACTATGGGTAGATAGTCAGACTTTAGGCCATTCAGACCGAAACCGCTTGACGTTGACGCATTCATCCTCCTTATAAATGGATCTAATTTTGCGCCATTAACAGCAGTTTCGATGTCCAATGGTTTCAAGTCTTTTACTCCAGCTTGACGTAACAATGTAACAAATCTTGTTGTCATGATGTCAACCGCCTTTTTCAAAATCTCGCGAGGAATTCCAACTTTCTCACGACTCATGTTTGATAACGCGATATTAATGGGATAAATGTAATTTCCTTTAGTGTTTTTTGGTTTCATTAATGGAGGTCCAAAAAATACTGTTGGTGTAAACGCCATCGTATCGCGAAATAATCGTAACACATCATTCGAGAACGGAGTTTTGGCCAGTCTTGATTTTGAATTGACCAATACCGCACCTGGGGTCTTTCCTAGGTAACACAACCCATGCAAAACTTCAAAGTTTACTGGAGACTTATGGATAGGATCCACAAGGTCTAGCATTAGGCGGCCTTCAGAACTAATTTTCATCATTGGATCAAGATCTTCTAAGGCAGAAATTCCAACTTTGAGGGTCACTTGAGTTACGACTGTAGAAAAGGCACTTACGCCCTGATCTCGCCCAGCTGTGTGTATACCTGCTATACATGATCCTTTATTGGATTGTATAACTAATGGCAAACCACACTTTCCTGATGTATGTTCTTCCCATACATATTCCCAATATTTAGGCAATACTATAGTTCCCATTCGACTATTTTCCATATGAAGTTCCGTGTTGTTAAAAAATGCACGAACTTTAGACGAACCGACCATGGCATCACACGTATTAGGATACTTACCAGACAAATTAAAATGTTTCACTATGTCTCTGAAGGAAATATTACTTAACGCAACCATTATTAAATCGCTGCCTAACGGTATTGAATTATAAGGGCCAATTTTGGTTTCGTGAAACACCGTATTTCTGTTATCCGTTACTCCTGTAGTAGAAACACGAATACTAACATCCTCATTCACTCCTAACATTGAATGGTAGTTAAGAATGGCGTAGTTATTACACACTCCTACTAAATAAGTCTCGGTAGAAACACCTTTCGATCTTACTATAGCACGTCGAACATTACGTCCAATCACACTATACAATGCGTCGGGAGTTCCATCTAAGGCACAAGGATCAGTAATAATCTCACGTATATTCCAAAGTTGATGCTTCAACTTATTCGGAAATTTACGATAAGATTTACCACATTCATGACGATCCTCAAGATCATTTAATTTCACATTAAACTCTGAGTCCATCTGAAAAGCAGAAGCCTCCGTATGTATGTCGACTTTTTGTCGCAACTTGCGTACTATTACGCCAAGTGAAATCAGCGCGATCGATATGTACGCAAATTCTCTAGTTCCAAGAGCAAAAGAGTAATCATGAAATGGGTTTATAACTATCATACCTAAAGAATATTTTAACAAATTCCAGGCGTGATATACTCTACCATGTGCCTTGTCAACCGGTAATGACTTAGATAGTAATGCCAATATAATCCATTCTATGTTAACTATATTAAACATTATAAGAAAAGTCAACATAAAAGTATGAATATATGATTGCCACCAAAGCAATAAGATT